AGGGTGAGAGACAACGCCTTGAACGAATGGGAAGAGAAGGAAATGTGGCTGAGGATGCCCGACTCTTGGGACGATGCTCGATTTGACGAGCTGGTGCAGAACATTCACCATTATATTTCGACCGGTGCGCTGTATGAATACTTTATGCTCACACTGACAAGCAAAGACCCTCTGACTGCCGACAAGGCTCAGCAACTGGCAGATGACGAGCTTGACATCTTAGATGCAGCTAACGCCACCAAGGCAGGAAGCTTGGTGCATCCGATGAAACCGTTTGGATAAGGAGGTGTTAAGGTATGGATGATTTCGATTTTCAGACCGTAAGGGAACTTAAGAAGGAAAGGGCAGAAAAGGCAAAGGCAGTACTACCTGTAAAGAAGAGCGCACAGAAGGAATTTCTGCGTGACTTCTTGGCTCGCCATCAAGAGAAATTTGAGGAAAAGATGAATGAGCTAGCCGAGTACGACCCTAAGACTTACGTAACCATCTACAAGGACTTGATGAAGCACATGATACCAAAGCAGAGCGAGGTGAGCGTGACCCATGGACTGGATGAAGACTTCAAGCAGCTTGCAGCGATGGGTATGACGAAGGTGAGCAACGACAAGGCTCTGGACATGGAGAGCGTACCGAAGATACAGGACGCTGACTTTGAGGAACTAAATGACTTGGGAAATGGCACAGGTAACTGAAAAGGAAATAGATGACCTCGTATTGGAGAACCGAGCAAGATACGAAGAGATATACGGAACGTACAATCCGTGGACTGGCGAAAACTGCTACGACATGGAGCACAGGGAAGTGTTGGAGCTGCCCGACTTCATGATCAAGAAGATGTGGGTACCAAGGGAATGTATGCGTACCTTATTATATAGGGGACTGAAACAGGTGGGCAGTCTGAAAGAATACATCATACAGGTATGGGGACGAGAGTATAACGAGAAAAGCTATTACACCAAGCAGCTCATCATGGTGCTGACCTTCGAGATTATGAAGGTTAGATTCAGGGAAGACCCAGAGTTTGCGCTATATGCGACCGACAAGATTGAGGATAAGGTGACAGGTAACATGATACCTTTCAAGCTGAACTATCCTCAGCGAAAGCTATTGAAGATATTCGAGGACTTAAGAACGAGTGGAGCCGCTATCAGAGTGGTGATTCTGAAAGCCAGACAGTGGGGAGGCTCTACCTTGACCCAGCTCTACATCAAGTGGCTGCAAGACTTTAGGCGAGACGGATGGAACGCCATCGTGCTGGCACAGCAGAAGAACACGGCTAAGAAAATCAAGGCTATGTATCGTAAGGCTCTGGAGCATCAACCAGGTTGGACACTCGGACACAGCGGTGCGAAGCTGCAATTCTCTCCTTACGAGAACTCGCCTGACGACTTCCAAGTTACGGATGGCATAAGGGCGATAAGACGAAGCACCCTGACAGTGGCATCCTTCGAGAACTTCGATTCGGTGCGTGGTAGCAACTTCCACTGCGCCCACTATTCGGAGGTGGCTTACTGGAAGAAGACCCCTGAGCACGACCCTGAGGGCGTGATTTCGTCTATCTCTGGTGGTATCAGAAACCAAGAGGACAACTTGGAGGTATTCGAGAGCACAGGAAAGGGTAACTCGGGATTCTTCTACGAGAAGTGCCAACTTGCCATGGACCCGAAGAACAACGATGCTTACTCCTTCCTCTTCATCCCTTGCTTCTTCATAGAGCACGACATGGAGGAAGTGAAGGACGAGCGAGCCTTTGCCCGATGGCTCTTGCAGAACAGAGACAAGACCACCAACCCTAAGGGCTACCGAGAGACAGGCAAGTTCTTCTGGAGAATGTGGGAGAAGGGCGCTTGCTTCCAAGCCATCGAATGGTACAGGAATTTCCGCAACAAGTTCACCACTCATTCCTTCTGTGCCACCGAGGCACCAGTAGATGAGGAAGATGCCTTCCGTAACTCTGGTAACTTGGTATTCAATCCTTATTCGATAGACGACCTACAGAAGAAGTATAAGCGTGAGCCTCTCTATACGGCGGACATCATGGTGAATACAGCAGTGAAGAACGACCAGACCATCGCCAAGTCGAAAATCAGCATACGAACCGACGGCATGGGCGACTTGAAGATTTGGGCGGTTCCAAACGTGCTGCAAGTAGAAAACAGATATGTGGTAAGCGTGGATATTGGCGGAAAGAGCACGACATCGGACTACACCGTAATGACCGTGATAGACCGTTTTGGCATGATACCGACCATCAAGGGCAAGCCTAGGGTGGTGGCTAGGTACCGAGGTCACGTAAGGCACGACAAGCTGGCATGGATGGCTGCGGCTCTGGCTCACTACTACGATGATGCCATGCTGGTGATTGAGAGCAACACTGCCGACCGAGAGAAGAACAACAACACGGAAGGCGACCACTTCGGAAGCATTCTGAACGAGATAGCGGACTACTATGATAACCTGTATCAGCGCACAACCAGCCCAGAGGACGTGAGTGATGACGTACTGGCTAAGTATGGATTCCAGACCAACAAGCTAACCAAGGGATGGGTAATCGACAACCTAGAGCAATTTGTGGACGATATGCTTTGGGATGAGCCTGACAAAGAAATGTATCATGAGCTGAGAATCTATGAGCGACATGACGATGGTAGCCTTGGCAATATCGTAGGCAACGGAAACCACGATGATGTATTGATGAGTACAGCCATCGGTCTCTGGGTTAGCGCAAACGACATGGAGAAACCTCAATGGAAGAAGAAAGACAAGTTGAGTTACGGAGGCGATGGCGTTCACTCGGTAGCCAAGATATAAAGAAAATCCCCACCCTGCTATCACAGCTGAGTGGGGATTTGTCATGAACAACATAAATTTAAAATAAATAAACAATCTCTTAACAAAACAAGAAAAACAACTATCACAATTTATCTAAGAATTTATCCAAATCTTTTGCATACCAAAACTTCTCGGTGAATCCCTTTCGCTTCTTTCCTTCGGGAAGTCTGCCTTGGGCTACCAATCGCCGGAATGTAGAAGGGCGAATTTGCGTATAGCTACAAGCATCGGCGAAACTCATTCCTTCATCCTTGTTGGCAATCATGTGGAGAAACGAAAGCATCTGTTGGTTTTGAAGCCTCGTAGAAAAGCATCTGCCCGAACGAATGCGGTCGTGCAACTCCATGAGAATGGAATCAATCGCCTCTAGTTCCTTTGAAATCTCAGCCATAAGCTAACACTTTTTATTACGGTTGTGGTCATAATAAATTAGAAGACAAGCAAGAACGATAAGCAATGCCAGGCACACCAACCAAATAATGGCTGCCCTGCCTATATCCATCAGTCGCTGCTCGTTCTTAGTGAGCGTTCGCTGCACAGGATATGGAACGGAAACGGAATCGGTCTTAAAGATGGTATCTAGCTTCACCTTATATATATGATGGTAGCGGTCACGGTAGGCTACCTTGTTGACGAATACAGTATCGCCATTGTGATACACAAAAACGGAATCCTTGAAGTAGATGCTATCCAGCTTGGCGAAGGTGTCGGTCTTGCACACGTATTCTGTATGATATTCGGGCACCTTGATATACTCCTTGCTCTTGCAGCCATACAAGAGAAAAATGAGAAGCAAACCTAGTAGAGCACCAAGTGCTTTTTTCCTTATATTTACATCATACCATTTCATACGCATAAAACCTTTTTGCAAATTTCCAACCACTTCTTTCGGTCATCAAGTCCATTGGTTCCGCCATTGATTTTCTTGGTGACCTTCAATATATCGTCTTCGTCGGCGAGGGCATTCAGCCCCTTCTTCCACCAATACCACAAACCGCTCTTCACGGCACCACAAGGATTGGAAAGCAATTCGGGATTGTTGATGATGTCGCCATTGCAATAACCCGAGTTCTGGTAGGCTTTGTAGTTGGTCTTTCCTGTTAGCATCAAGAGTCCCCTACCCTTGTATTTTGCACCATCCCCTTTCTGGGTATTGCCGAGTGACTTACCTAGCTTGCCTTCCTCGTACTTCTTGAAGTACTTTTCCTTGCCAAGTTCCTTCATGTACTTGAACCCGCCAGTCTCGTGAAGGCATTGTGCCATAAAGTGGGCAAATCTTAATGGAGTGTTGACCTCGAAGATGTCCGCCCAGACGTTGATGTAATGCAGGATGTCTGCTGACTTGTCGCAATTAGGAACAATCTCCAAGAACTGTTGTCTGGTTATCTTCATACGCCTTCCTCCTCCGTCTTTGTTTGTTTCAAAATCTCAATCATCGCCTTGGCTATATCATCTTTGTTCTCTAGGAGAATGCTAACGGTGCGCTCTTGCTTTCGTATCTCGGCTTTCTGCCAAGACTTCTCTCGAACGCTGACAAACTCGCAGAACACGCAATATCCTGCCCACACCATCGAAAAGATAGGTACAGGGCAGTTGGCACAAGCGGCGATGATGTCGATGCACACTGCCACCATGAAGGGTGAAAAGTACTTGCGTGCCTTGTCGCACGTCTTCTTGAATCCTCGGCTGGTGGTAGCCTCTCCGTTCTCCTTGGCTTTCTTGATGCCAAAGAAGAGGTCAACCCCCATGGAAACAACAAGAGCACCCATACAGAGTGCGATGATTAGCGCAGCTCTATATAGGTGCTCCTGTAGGAATGTATGAATTATCTCTGTCATATACCATTAATGTTTTGATTAATGGCGACAAAGGTAAATGATACTCCGATATGTTTTTCCGATACCACGACTACCC